CCGCGCGATCGCGCTCGTCAACCGCGAGGATGGCCTGTACGTGGAGGAGCTCGCCTCCGCCGGGCGGGGAGGCGAAGGAACGGCGCTGCTCCGCCGCCTCGCCGCCGAGGCCGCCGCTACCGGGCAGGAGATCCACCTCCACTCGACCGCCGCCTCCAAGAGCTACTACGAGCGCCTCGGCTGGAACGTCCGCTCGGGCGATAACTTCTACCTGACCCCCGAGAAGGCGGCCGAGTGGGGAAACGCCCCCGCCGCCGTGCTCGCTGACGGCGCCGAGATCGCCTGGGACGTCACGAACCCCCTCGTCGGCCGGGCCCTCTCGGAGTCCGCCTCCCAGATCACCCATATCGCGGAGACGACGCAGGCGAACGTCATGCGAATCATTGATGCCTCCTATAAGCAGGGCCTGACGATCCCCGACACCGCCAAGGCGATCCGCGCCGGGATGCGCGAGGCCTCCGGCGCCCGGGCCACTTTGATCGCCCGCACCGAGCTCTGCCGCGTCGTGAACACCGCCAGCCTGGACGCCGTTAAGCTCGTCTCGAAGACGACTGGCACCGTCTACCTCAAGGAGTGGATGGTCGCCGGGGGCGCCGAGTGGCCCCGCCACGAGCTCTACGACGGCCTCGACGGCCAGACGGCCCCCCTCGACGGCTACTTCTCCGTCGGCGCCTCCGAGATGGAATGCCCCGGCGACGGGCCCCCCGACGAGGCCTGCAACTGCCGCTGCACGATGGGCTACGTCGACGGGCCCGGCGCCGCCGAGGAAGCCGCGCTCCTCTCCCAGTGAGCCAAGGTGCCTAACGCCGTCGTGAGGATCCGCCTCCACGAGCTCTCCGTCGAGTGGCTCGAGGCCGTCGCGGAGCTCCTCCAGCGGATCGAGAACGCCGACCGGGCGCTGCTCGAGGACGCGATCCTCGACGGCGCCTACCGCGTCCGCTCGGTGATGTTTCGCGCCGCCGCCGAGCGCCCCGAATAGGCCCCGGGCGCGTACCGCGCTACGGTTCCCTGAACATTCCCGCGCGCTCCTGAGCAAGGAGGCGTCCCCCTGCAAAAGGAGGCTAGTGATGGCCCGTGGTGGCAGCGCACAGGACCGGAGGCGCGCCCGTAGGGCCGCAGCCCGCACCGAACGGCTGGCGCGCGTCGTTTCGCCGCCGCCGCTGCTCGAGCCCGAGGTGATCCCTGAGCCTCTAGCCGCCGAGCCCGTCTCGGCCCTCGACGCGCTCCGCCGCTTCGACGCCGCGCTCGAGCTCGAAAAGATCTCCGCCGATGCCGACGAGCTCGCCGGGGCGCAGTCCGAGTGCGCCGCCTGCGGCCACATGGGCATGGCCCACGCCGGAGGCGACAACATGGGCGCCTGCTCTATGGCCAACTGCGACTGCGCTGGCTTCGAGGCGGCATCCGCCAGCACCGAGGAGGCCGCCATCGAGGAGGCCGCCATCGAGGAGGCCGCCACCGAGGTGACCGTCGAATACATGCCCGAGGTGTCCGCGTCACTCGACCCGTCCGGCCGCCTCGTCCGCCTGCGCCTCGACAACATCGTCTTCGCCGAGGTCCCGCTTCCCGCCGAGCACGAGCCGGGCGCCGAGATGCCGCCGCGGGCTCCGTCGCCTGCCGCCCCCGCCGACGAGCTGCCGACGCGCGCGGCGGCGCTCCGCTGGACCGCCGATTTCGTTCCGGAGGGCGTCCTCACCGACGACGGCCGCGCGATGGCGCCCGGCTCGCTCTCCTGGCGGGAGCTGCCGCTCTCGCTGATGGCGATGACGAAGACCGCCGACGGCCACGACGGCGCCGAGGTCTCCGGCCGCATCGACCGGATCTGGCGGGAGGGCACCATGATCCGCGGCGAGGGAATGTTCGACGCAGGCGAGTTCGGCCTCGACATCGCCCGGATGGTCGACGAGCGCGTCCTGCGCGGCATCAGCGTCGACATCGCCGTCTCGCAGTACGAGACCGGCCCGAAGTCGCAGTGGTTCGACGAGGACGGGAACTGGCGGGAGGAGCCGCTCGCCGTCGAGGACGGCGACGAGGAGCCGTCGCTCGTCGAGATCCTCTACGGGCCCGCCGAGGACACCGTCTACGTCGTGACGGAGGGCGTCATCGGCGCCGTCACAGTCTGCCCGTTCCCGGCGTTCGCCGACGCGTCGATCAGCCTCGCCGCGTCGCTCGTCGCCGCGTCGTCCCCGGCGATCTGGACGCTCACGCAGCAGCACCGGATGGGCATCGTCGGCTGTGCCCCCTGCGCCGAGCGGGAGGCCCTGATCGCAGCCGGTCGCGCCGCCCTCGAGGATGCCGGGCTGCTTCCGACCGAGCCGTCGCTGACGGCCGCGGCGGCCGGGCTCGCGCCGCTCCTGCCCCCCGCCGACTGGTTCCAGGACCCCGAGCTCGAGGGACTGACCGCCCTGACGATCGACGACGAGGGCCGCGTCTTCGGCCACGCCGCCGCCTGGGACACGTGCCACCTCGCGTTCCCGAACGCCTGCACGACGGCGCCGCACTCCCGCACCGACTACTCGTACTTCCACCTCAAGGAGATCGAGTGTGAGGAAGGCACCCGCGTGTCCTGCGGCACCGTCACCCTCGACGCCTCCCACGCCGGGCAGTCCCTCGGCCGGGAGGCCGCCACCGCCCACTACGACCATACGGGCCTCCAGGCGATCGACGTTCGCGTCGGCGAGGACGAGTGGGGGATCTGGGTCGCCGGTGCGCTCCGCCCCGATGTCGACGCCGAGAAGGCCCGGAAGCTCCGCGGCTCCGTCCTCTCCGGCGACTGGCGCAACGTCGACGGGAACCTCGAGCTCGTCGCGCTGCTCGCCGTCAACGTGCCCGGCTTCCCGGTGCCGCGCGCCCGCGCGCTCGTCGCGATGGGCGCAGAAGGAGACGATGAGGTGCTCGCGCTCGTCGCCGCCGGTATCCAGAAGGTCGCACTCGAGCTCCCCGAGGTGCCCGAGGAGACCCGCCGGGCGTTCCACGCCGAAATGGAGGCGCTCCGCGACCGCGCCGCCGGAGAGTTCTCCGCCCTCGCCGAACGGGCCCATACGGCCGCGTGAGCCGCGCGACCGTCACCGCCCGCGCGGGACGCGCGCCTGCCCGTCCCCCGCGTAGCCCCGCCGACCGCCGCCAGCGCGCCCGTAGCGCCCTGGCGGCCGCCGGGGTAATCCTCCCGACCTACGACCTCCTGTACGGGTCGCAGATCGGCCTCGTGTTCGAGCAGGCCGTGATGAACGCCGGGTTCACCGAGGCAGATGCGGGATGGTGGCCGACCGAGGAGTCACGACTCCAGGCGGAACACGCGATCTACCGCGACGGCGACCGCGGCGCCGTCTACCGGCTGCCCGACGGAACCCTCGTCAGCGCCCAGCTCGATGGCGACTCGATCCGGATCAGCATCTCTGGGCCTTCGCGCGCCGCTGTCCTCGCCGCGCGCGCGACGTTCTCCGGCCTGTACCCGGCCTCGTTCGTCAACAACGAGGGCGACAGCCGCGTCCCGATCACCTTTTGGGCGCTCGGCCAGTACGGGCCGCAGCCGCGGCTCCGCCGGATCGAGGCGACGAGCTGGGACCCGATCGCCGGTAACTACACGGCCACCGTCCGCGACGAGCTCGCCGCCCTGATGGCCTGGACAGAGCCGTCCGTCGAGGGACAGCTCCTCCTCTGGCAGGGCCCCCCAGGCACGGGGAAGACATGGGCTCTGCGGGCGCTCGCATCGGAGTGGGCGCCGTGGGCGGAGTTCAACTACATCACCGACCCCGACTCGTTCTTCGTCGATGCCCCGTCGTACATGGTCGACGTGCTCCTCTCCGAGTCGTACATGGCAGTCGACGAGCCCACCGGCGACGTCTACGAGGAGCAGGCCGAAGGGAAGTGGCGCGTCCTGATCCTCGAGGACACCGGCGAGCTGCTCTCCGCGAACGCGAAGGAGAAGTACGGGCAGGGCCTCTCCCGTCTCCTGAACGTCGTCGACGGGATGATCGGCCAGGGCCTCCGGGTACTCGTCCTCGTCACCACGAACGACGAGCTCGGCGAGCTGAACCCGGCCGTCCTCCGCGCCGGACGCTGCGCCTCGCAGATCGTGTTCGCGCCCCTCACGCCGGAGGAGGCGTCCTCCTGGGCCGGGGAGACCGTAGCGGAGGGTGGCACCGTCGCGGAGCTCTACGCCCGCTACGGGGCCTCCAGTGAGCCGAGGGATGCCTTCGAGGATGAGGAGGCGCTCGTCGCCGACGCCCTCGAGGACGACCCGGCGCTCCAGGAGGTGCTCCGCCTCGCCCGCGAGCCCCTCGAGCTCGACCCCGAGCCGGAACCCACCCCGGCACCGGAGCCGGTCAGCGACGCCGTCCGTGAGGCGCTCGCCGCCGCCGGTGCCTCCGACGGTCCCCGCCGCGATCGCCTGACCTCGGTCCTCGAGGCGATCAGCGCCGCCCACGGCCGCACGATGGACGCCGTCGCGCAGGCGATCACCGCCGCCGCGGTCGCCCCCGAGGAGTCCCGCCACGGCGACGCGCTCGCGCTGACCGCGCTCGGCGTCCTCTCCGAGTTCGCCTGCCGCCCCGAGGCCGCCCCGTCCCCGATCCACGTGCACGTGCCGGAGCAGAACCTCTCCGTCAGCGTCGCGGCGCCCGAGATCCTCCTGCCGCAGCAGCCTGCGCCGCACGTCGACGTCCACGTAGCCGCCGCGGAGGCACCCCAGGTCCTCGTCAGCCTGCCCGAGCAGCCGCGACCCGACCCGACCCCGGTCCACGTCCACGTCGCCGCACCGGAGCCGATCGTGATCCCGGCCCCCACTATCAACCTGAGCGTCGCGGCGCCCGAGCCCGCCGCGCAGCCGCTCCGCGGCATCCGTGTCGAGTTCGACGAGGACGGGAGTAAGATATTCGTCCCAGTGGAGATCGAGGAGACCGCATGATCTGGACGCTCGCGCCGCAGCCCGGCAACCCGAACCTGACCCTACGCTGCGCCGCCGACGAATACGAGTTCCTGCTCGCCAGCGGCGAGGCGTTCTTCGACGGGCAGCGCGCCCGCGTCGTCGCCGAGGAGTGCGTCCCCGAGCTCGGCCACGTCCGGCTGCGGCTCGACGCGCCGTTCCGGATGCCCCCGACCGTCCTGCACTTCGAGGACCACGAGGTCGCCGCCCGGATCTGCCTGACCGGCTGGTACACGTTCGAGA